ATTGAATTAACTTTCTATCAGAGATTTGCTGGTAAAGTGGTTTTACCAGAAGCTTTTATTAAGTTAAAATGTGCTGTTTAATTAACCTTTAAATTTATTTATTATGTCAAGTATAGACTCAAAAAATAATGTTAGCAATTTAAACGGATTTACTCCTGCTACTATTGCTACTGACACTACGACTGCTGGTGAAATCATTGATACCAAAGGTTTTGAATCTCTTAGTTTTTTAAATAGAGCTTCAAGTTATACTGATGGTACTTACACACCATTAATCGAAGATGGTGAAGATTCTGGCTTATCAGATGCGGCTGCCGTTACTGATACTTTCTTAATCGGAACTGAGGCTAGTGCTGCTTTATCTGCATCTGGTGTTTCTAAAATTGGTTATATCGGTAAAAAGCGCTATGTAAGACTTAGTTATGTTTCAACTTCAACTACAACAGGTGCTACTTTAGACTCTGTTGCTGTTTTAGGCGATCCAATCAAAGCTCCAGTAGCTTAATTATTACGGGGTAGGTTTAATCGCCTACCTCAACTTAAATAAAAGAACTATGTTGATCAAAGTATTAAAAACAACAATAGCATCAAAAGATGAGTCAGGCTGTTTTTCAAAAGAATATAAAAAAGGAGAAACATATGAGATTTATGATGATTTAGCAAATGTATTTATATCTCAAGGATGGGGCGAGAAGCTAGTAGAAAAAAAATCTATCCAAAAGTTAGATAATAAAGCAATTACAAATATTGAAAATAAATCTTTCACTAAAAAGAAAAGTAAAAAATAATAAGCAATATAAAGTAATAATGTTTTATAAAAAAAATAATAACAATGTTATAGTTAAAGATTATATTCTTATAACTCCTGCCGCCAGTTTTCCAATTACTTTACAAGAAGCTAAAGACTATTTAAAAATTAGTGGATCTGATCAAGATGCAGAAATTACTCAATTAATAGCAACTGCAACTGATATTGGTGAAAGAATAACGGGAAGGGATTTTATTAATAAAACTTACACAGGATTTTTAGATTGTTTTCCTAATGATTGTGTAGGTCTTGAAATAAGAAAAAGCAAGCTACAATCAATAACTTCTATTCAGTATTATTTGGACGATGTTTTAACAGTCTTTAATTCATCTAATTATTACACAACTCAAAGTAATAGTTATTCATCTATATATCTAAATGATAGTTCTAACTATCCTAGTACAGACACAAGAAAGCAGGCAGTAGAAATTACTTTTATAGCTGGTTATGGTGCAATTGCCGAAGATGTGCCAGAAACTCTTAAAAAAGCTATTTTAACCCATATAGCATATTTATTTGAAAACAAAGGAGATTGTGACGGGTGCGGTAGTGATTCCGTAGCTAAAGGTATTTATCGAACCTATGTTTTACCTAGTTTATTTTTTAGAGTAGTATGACTTGCAAAAGAATAACAAAACAAGCTAATAAAATTTGCATAAGTGATTTAGATAAAAAAATCAAAGTGCAAATATCATCTTTTATTGATTCTAATGCACCAGGTCAAGAAAGCGGGGTCGGTTTTACTGATATTTTAGAAACTTGGGCTATGATTAAGACATTTAAAACAAACGACCAGCAAGACGGCGTAAATGTTAGCCAGTCAATAACTCATCAATTTATATTCAGATACACAACTTTAAATTTAGATAGAGAAATATTTATTGAGTATAATTCAAAGAAATTTCGCATTGACTCAGTAGAAAATATTGATGAAGAAAATAAATATTACCGCTTAACTTCCGTTGAAAGAGGTGATCAATCTAAAAATGCTAATTTACGATGATTAAATTTACTGAAAGTAAAGAAGGTAAAAAAGCTATGGATGCTTTTATGAAATTGCCAGCAGAAACAGAAAGGCAAATGCGAAGAGGTTTATATATTAGTGGTAAAATGCTTGAATCAGATCTTAAAAAGAATATGACAAAAAAAGGGCGTTCAGGTAGGATTTACACAATATATAGGGGTTTAGGTGGTAGATTGCTTAAAAAACCTAGAAAGCATCAAGCTTCAACGCCAAACGAACTACCAGCGGTAATAAGTGGGGATTATAGAAATTCTATTGGTTTTAAGGTCTTAGGCTCTTCAAAAATGGAGTTTGGCTCTGGTGGCAATGGAAAAGCAGAAGATTATGCAAAATATTTAGAAAATAGAAATAGACCACTAAGAAAAACAGTCAGAAAGCTAAGAAATCAAATTAATTCTAATATTACTAAAGAAATTAATAGAGGAATGAGGAAGCTTAAAATAAAAGTTAAAAAGACTTAAATTATAAATAATTATGCAAGGGCAAGAAGTAGTAGATAGATTAAAACAAGTTTTACCTCTTTATACTGATGATTTTTCAACTATAATAAGTGTAAATTCATTATCAAGAAGTGGAACTACAATAACAGCCAACGCCCCATCTCACGGACTTACAACTAATGATTATGTTGTAATAAGAGGAGCAAAAGAGCCTATCACTTTAACAAGTATTACTAGAGACGGAAATATAGCGACTGCAACAAGTGCAACCGATCATAAATTATCTGATCCTAGTAAATATGCTCCAACTCAACTACCTTTGTCAATAGAAATATCAGGAGCTATACCAACTGATTATAACGGTTTTTTTGAATTGTTAAGCGTGCCAAACTCAACTACCTTTACATTTAAAATTTTAACAACTCCAATAAATGCAACCGCACTTGGAACTTTATTATTAAAAGATTTTGACAGCTATAATAGACTTCATCAAGTAACTGTTACAGATTCAAATAATTTCACTTACACAACAACAAATAGTAATCTAGGAACGCCAGCACAAGGAAATATAGAATTATCATCAGCAAGTAGAATTGATAATGCACCGACGCCAGAAAGGGCAGAAAGTCATTTTATAGATATATCAAGCGCGTCTAGAATGTATGTTGTTATAGGGGATAAATTATCATATAAAGATGGCACTATTGCGACTGATATAGTGGCTAATAAATATTCTAATCAAGATTTTTATTTAGACACTTTGCAAGAATTTTCTTTATTCGTATTTATTCCGTCAACTTCAAATACTCTGGGGGGTTCACAATCAGACTTAGCTAGAAGTTACGAACAGCCCATTTTAAAAGCAATAGCCAATTATGAGTTTAGCAGCTTTTTATTAGATTTGAAATACAATTCGACTGTTTATGTAGGGAATACAATAGAATTATATGACACTGCAAAATATATACATAGATTTGACTTTGCCGCTAGGGGTAGGGTAGTTGTAGAAGATACTTCAGAATTTGATCCAGGCGTGCCTTTGCAATCCATAGGTGGAGCTTATACCAATATAGATTTAGACTTCTTGGCCAATACTAGGTAAATTTTTTTTATTTGACTGGGTGCAAAATATAAGCTATCAATAAAGCTATAATATAATTTATTTTATGATGAAAATTAAAATTCTAAAAAAAGTTAAAGAAAATTTAAGAGTAGGTCAAGTTATAGAAATAGAAGATATAAAAAATATTCCTACTGATCAATTTTGGAGAGCTAGATTAGAAGATTCTAAAATAGATAATTGCATTGAAATTATTAAAACTAAAAATAAAAAATAATGGCACAAACTCAACCATCAGTAACAGCTAATATATTATCAGCAAGACAAAATCAAGGAGTAGATGAAAGGTCAATCTTAGTTATTGGTCAATTGATAAGCGGAGCTGCTACAAGCGGTGAATTAGTGGAGGGATTAATAAGTGATTCACAATTTAACGATGCTTTCGGCCGTAATTCTCATATTGCAAAGGCTGGTAGATCATTATTAGATAGATTATCAATTTCAAGAATTAAACCAAAAGTTGATGCAATCGCTCTTGCAGATGCAGGGGGTGCAGTTGATGCAACTGGTTCAGTTGCTTTTTCTGGGACTGCTACAGCTTCAGGAACTATAACAGTTTATATTGATTCAATAAAGAATGGTAAATATGAAATAGCTGTTACAAGTGGAGATACAGCGACAATAATCGGCGATGCTTTGGAGGCTGCTATTACTGCTAATTTAGATAGCCCCGTTAGTGCTTCAAATACAGCTGGTACGGTTACCTTAACTGCTTTAAACGGTGGAACGGAAGGTAATGATATTAGTATTAAACATATTGGCACTGTTGCAGGAATTACAACAACTGACACGGCAATGTCAGGAGGTGCAACTAACCCTACATTAACAAACTTATTTGATCCAATAGCAGATAAAAGATATACTTCAATCATATATCCGGAGTCTTGGGGAACTACAACATTAACTGACTTTTTAGAAGCTAGATTTAATGTTGATGATAATATATTAGATGGTATTGGTATAGTCTCTAAAAAAGATACCTTTGCTAATTTAAACACAACCTTAGACGGATTAAACTTAAAAACTTTAACTTATATTCCAAATAAATTAAATACCGATTCAGATTATCAAGGTGGTGGCATTTTTGAAAGCTCAATAGTAATTGCAGCTAGAAAAGCAGGTGAAAGAGAATTAAGAATGACAATAGGGTCAAACACTTCTACAATAGTTACGAACGGTCAAGGAACTGGCGGGTCATTCTTTTCATCAATACCTTATGCTAATACTCCTGATACTGGCTTACCAGTTATTCCAACAGGAAAAGGCTTTACAGACGTAGAGGCTTTAGAATTAAGAAATAGTGGTGGTTGGTTATTACGAAACAATCCAAATAACACAATCTTAATTTCTGGTGAGGCGGTAACTACTTATAAAACTGATGTTTTAGGAAATCCGGATAATACTTTTAAATTTTTAAACTTTATTGATACATTATCTATCGCTAGAGAATATATCTTTAACAACGCAAAGGCAGACTTTACTCAAAGAGTTTTGACAACTGGTAATGTTATTGCAGGTTCTGCTCAAGTAAATGCACAATCAATTTTAAATACCTTTATGAGTTATTATGCCACTTTAAGCGGTATTAATGGCGATACTGATTATCTAACCCTAAGAGCTGGCGAAGAAGAGCGTAAGGCATATAAAAAAGAGATTGAGGATAGTATCCAGATTAATTTATCTACTGGTACAGTTACTCTTGATCAGATAGCTAATATAGTTTCTCAATTAAGAAATATTATAATTAACATAACTCCAACTTTTGAATAATGGCAAACGACAAAATACAAGTAGCAATTAATGGTAATGTGGTTGCATATGAGGGCAACATTACTTATTCACTAGGTAAAAATACAATAGTTTTTAATCCTCAAACTAATGGGAAGCTAATAAAAACTAAAGATATATCTAGTGCGGTTGGTATGGTAACAATACCCATTAGATGTACTGATGAAAATGTGGAGTTATTTAGAAGTTTTGACGGTCAAGAAAATGTTATTCAGATTGGGGATATTTCTTTTTCTGGAATGGAATATGAAGTTTTTCCAGATATTCAAGATTTAGAAGTTGTTGATTTTATTTTTAAAGGTAATCCAGCGGTATAATGAAAAAAGATTTTATAGAATTTAAGTTAAGTAAATCAATTAATACTTCGGTTGGAAGTGAACTAAAAGATTTAGATACTCTTTATTTAAAATGCTTCAATATTGCCGATCATAGAAACGCAACTATTTCACTAAGAAACCAATATAAAAGGATGGTAATTGATGTATTACCAGAATTAGAAAAATTACCGAAGCCAAAAGATCAAGAGGGTTCAGGAGAACAAAAGGCAGAAGATATAAGAGAATTATTTTCAATATTTGATGGCGATAAATTTATTGTTTTCTTAGATAAGTTTTTAGAGTTTTTTAAATTAGATATTTTATTTAAAGATGAAAACTTTAAACATAAAGCAAATGATATTGATATTAAAAAAATCAATCCAGATGATATTGAGTTGTTAATTGCTAAATATATTGAGGTTTTTTTTCTCTCATCTTGGATGAAATAAGCGAATTAGATTCTTTAATCTGTAATTTAGCTCATTTTTATAAAGGGTCAGCAAGTTTTGAATGGCTAGAAAAACAGCCAATGTCAAAAATGGTTAGACTAAGTAAAGAGGCTAGTAAGATTAATAAAGCAATGCAACCAAAAGAAAGATGAGTTTTAAAACAAGCTACATATATGATTTAGTAGATAAAATAAGTCCTAAACTTAAAAAAGTTAATTCTAGTTTACAAAAAACATCTACACAATCGAAAAAGACAGGAGAAAAGGCTTCTAACTCATTTAAAAAATTCAATAAATCATTAAAGCCAGTAAAAAATAATATAGATAAATTAAGAAAGTCATTTAAAAGCTTTAATAGTGAGGTGGGTGTAAAATTATCAACTACCTTTAGTGCATTTACTTTTTTATCTCTTAGGGGTTTTAATAAACAAGCTCAAGCCTTAGAGGCTGTAAGGGTAGGTCTTGATTCCACTAATAACGCAGCAAAATTAACCTTTGAAACTTTAAGAAAAGAGGCTACAAGACTCCAGAGAGAAACTTTATTCGGAGATGAAGAGATTTTAACGGGTGCTACTGCTCAATTATTGACATTTACAAACATTGCCGGCAAGGAATTTTTAAGAACGCAGCAGGCGGTTTTAGATGTTGCTTCAAGATTATCATTAGCTAGAGGCGGTGCGGTTGATTTAACTTCAACAGCAATCCAATTAGGTAAAGCTTTAAATGATCCTGTTGCCAATCTTGGTGCATTAGGTAGGTCAGGTATTCAATTTTCCAAAGACCAAAAAGCGACAATAAAAAGATTCGCAGAAACTAACCAACTGGCAAAGGCTCAAAAATTAATTTTAGACGAACTAGATAAGCAGTACGGAGGGACGGCAAAGGCATTAGCTAAGGTTGGAACTGGTCCATTAAAGCAATTAATAAATGCTTTTGGAGATCTAGCGGAGCAAATAGGAAAAGAACAATTTAAGGTTATAGAGCCGTTAATTAAGTCATTAAGAAAAATGGCAGATGGCTTTAATAATTTATCCCCTACTATTAAAAAAACAATAGCTATATTTTCTTTAATTGCAATAACGATCGCTCCTTTGCTTGCCAGTCTTGGATTGTTTGCTATCGCTATTAAGGCATTAATAACCCCTATTGCGGTGCTAGGAGTTGGTATAAAATTCTTAGCTTTAAAATCTTTAAAACTTTTAATAATTAGTATAAAAGGAGTGGGAATTGCATTGAGATTCTTAGCTTTAAATTCTATTGGTCTTTTGATAGGAGGTATTGCCAGCTTGTCAATCGCAATGTTCTTAATGAGAGATGATGTTGCTAAGGTTTTTGATTGGATTGGCAACAAAATAAGCTCAATTATAAATGTGATTAGCAATAAAATAGATTCCTTTTCAAACAAAATAGCTAATTTTGCAGAGAGTATCGGCTTTGATCTAGGTATTAGTAAGGGTCAAGAATTAGATAAAATCTTACAACAACAAAAAAGAGAATTATCTTTTAGAGTTGAAAGAAGTCAGTCAGTTGATGTTGGGGGAACTTTAGGAATTAATATTAATGCCCCATCAGGAACTAGTGCTAATTTTACACCAGTTAATAACAACCCTATGCGGACAAATATGAGTTTTACACAATCTAACCCATTACTAAATTAATGTTTAATATAGCTAAATTACCAGAAGCGAGTTATAACGATGTTAGGTTTTTATATCAATCATCTTCAATTAATGGTGGGAGAAAAACAGTAACACACGAATACCCGAATTCAGATATTAGATTTGTTGAGGATTTAGGGGGTCTTAGAAAGACTTACAACATAGAAGCTATAATTGATAATAATAGCAATAATAATCAGCGTGATGCTTTAATTACCGCCCTAGATGCTAAAAATATATTAGGTAAATTGGTTCATCCAGAATATGGAGTTAAGCAAGTTAAATTAATTAACTACACTATAAATAACTCTAAATCTTCATTAGGTATTACTTCATTTTCAATAGTATTTGAAGAGGCAGATCAACCAGTTGTTGGAAAAATAGCTAGTAATACTGGATTTTTAAGTAGATTAAGATCTATTGCAGGTGAAAATATATCTAATAAATTAGAATCTGGCTGGAATACATTTACAAGAGTTAAAGAGGGTTTTGATAAAACTAATCAAATCATAGGAGATACGGGGCGAGAAATAGGTAGGGTTGCTAGTTTAGTTGCTGGTGCTGGTGATGGGGTAAATGACTTTGCAACTTCTATAAATGAAATTGTGAATAATACTCAATCATTAGTAAACTCCCCTTCTGTTTTAGCGGGTAGGCTAACAAATTCCTTTAATGCTTTAGAGGTTGCTTTTGATAATGCAGAAGATGTTTTTAATTCAGTTAAAAATCTAATTGGATTTAAAAATGACGAAGTGGTAACGGGCGATAGTCAAACAAGGCAAGCTACATTAAAAAACCAAGCTTTAATCAATAATTTAATATCTGTAAATACTTTTGCCATAGCTTACAATCAGGCTGCTCAAATAAATTACAAAAATCAAGATGATCTAAATAGTAATATTAAGATTTTAGAGGATGGATTTAAAAATATAACTGGACTAGATAGAGATAGTCAGACTGAACTACAAAGAATTAGAATTGAATTTCAAAAAGTAACAAATGATTTATCAATTTCTTTACCTAAAGTTTCAGATTTTACAACAAACAAAATTCCTTTAAATGTTTTAACTTATCAGCTTTATGCATCATTAGATAAAAAAAATGATATTAAAGATTTAAATAAATTCAGAGATACGAACGAGATTACAGGAACTATTAAAATCTTAAGTGATGGATAACAAAATTTTCTATGAAATAAACGGAATTAAATATGAGGGGGTAACTTCATTTCAAGCTACCGATTCAATGGTAAATTTTGGCAAGTCATTTTCAATATCTATTACTATTAATAGCGAAATAGCCCCATCTTTATTAAATGCTTCAACTCAAGATGAAATAAAAATCTATATTGATAATAATTTAATTCTAACAGGTTATATAATAGGGCGGAATATAGATTATGATTCATCATCTCATACTATAACCTTTGAGGGTGCAGATAAGGCTACTGATATAATAGATAGCGATGTAATACAAAAAAGCTACAACATAAGAAGCTTTCCTAAATTAATTACTCAAACCTTATTGGATAATGGTTATAATCTAAAAGTGATTAATAATGTCATCGGATTACCTTTATTAGATCAAAACGAAAAAGTGAATACAGAAAGCGGAGAAACTATTATTAATTTTCTATTTAGATATGCTCAAAAAGTGCAGGCATTATTAACAACTAATGAAGATGGTAATATAGTAATAACAAGAGAGGATAAAATAGGCAATCTAGGCAATATAGTAAGTGAACAAAACGGAAGTAATAACAATATACTTTCAGCATCTTATCGAGAATCAACAAAGGATAGATTTAATATTGTTGAGGTATTTTCACAAGATACAAATGATTTTCACACAGAACAAGCATCTAATCAACAAGGTAAGTCAATCGATAGTGATATCAGGTCTCCTAGAAGGCGTAGAATAGTTTTCTCAGATCCTACGACTTCAAAATTCCTTAATGATTATGCTAAATGGTTTATTAATGTTAAAAGAGCCAAAGGAAAAACCTATAATGTAAGGCTTCAAGGTTATTATGGGGGTAGTTTATGGAAATCAAATAATTTAGTTAAGGTCAAAGATGATTTTGCCGGATTAAATGGAGAGTTTTTAATTCAAGATGTTACTTACTCAAAATCCCTTAATGGTTCTTTTACTGATTTAGTAATTGTTGAAAAGGGTTCTTTAACTTTAGAGCCTAGTTTATCTGATGTGATTGGTCTTTTTAGCTTACTTTAAGCTTTTACTTTAGTTTGACCAGCAGAATTAATATTAACTGGATAAGTGCCGGCACTACTACCTCCTGTAACCGTAACATCCATACTAGCATTTTCATTTAATACTAATGAAACAGCATCAGCTAGATCAATTTCAGTAGCATTGATGGTAACTTTTGTATTGGCTGTAATGTTTAAATTTTCCATCACTTCATTAATATTTTGATTAGTTGTAATCTCAATATCTCCATTTTGTTTAAAAGTTATTTTGCTATTTTCAGCAATTGGATTTTTTATTTGCAATTCACCATCTAATAAATCATCTGGTTCAATTGGTACATTATAGGGGATACCAAATATATTTGATTTACTACGTAATGAAAAGAATAATAATATTTCACTTGTATTATTTAAGGTTGCTTTTGAATAATAGCCATAAGGATAGATAATCTGGACATTGTTAAGTATTTGACCGTCAACAGTAGATACTTCCGCTCTACCTTTATTTGTAAATCTTTTTAAAAATCCTTTTTGTATCATTAAAGTAAATTTTTTTTATTTGACAATATCCCTATTTTTTAATATTACTTAATTATAAATAACTATTTTTTATTGTCAATAATGAGTCAAGACATAAAGCTATTTCAAGATGGAAATAATAACTGGGATATTGATTTTGACAACGGTGATTTTGCATTAACAAAAGGGCTTGATACAGCAATTTATATGAGTTTATTTTGCGAAAAAAGAGCAGATGCAAATGAAGTGCCAAACCCTATTTTAAGAAGGGGTCATTTTACTAATGAATTTTCAAGAATAGAAAATTACGAGGTAGGCAGTAAATTATGGATATACATAGAACAAGCTAGAAATACCGATCAAAACACTTCTTTAATTGAGGACTCAATAAGAGATAGTTTAAAATGGTTAATAGATCAAG